AACTGTGTGAAAACTAACGCTGTCGTTCCAATTGTTACAGTACCGTTATTTGTAAGTGTGTATCCAGAATCAGCGTTTACAGTTCCTTCTTCTACAAAGACTGCAAAAGAAGCTGTGATTTCTGCTGCGGTGTCCGCATCAGTTGCTCGTGTAGGAGCTCCTGTTGCGTTTACGACGTAGATACCATTCTCTGTTCCGTTTGCTTGATCTTTAACAAGAATACGGTTACCCGTTGCAAGAGTTACCCCATCAAGAGTATCTCCATTTTCAAACGCTGTTGCTAAAGTTACAGCAGCTGTAGTAGCTGCACGAACAGAGGCTTTCCAGTCAATACCAACAACTGCTGCATCAACGTAGCGCTTGTTAGCAGCATCTTGTGCGTTAGTTGGGTCTGTAAGATTTGTAATCTTCTGGTTGTTAAGGTCAACAGAAGCGGTTGCAAGAGCAAAGTCATGAAGCTTATTCTCTACAAGAGCGGCAGTACCACTTGCATTTGGTAGAGCGATTGCGTTGTCTGCTGTTGGGTCTACAACAGAAAGGGTTGTTTCAAAAGCGTTAGCTGTGGCACCTTCAAAAACAAGGCTTACACCAGTGTCAAGACTTACTGTGCCAGTAAAGGTAGGGCTTGCTAAAGGAGCCTTAAGATTAAGCTGTCCTTGGATTCCAGAGGTAACGCCGTCTACGTAGTTAAGCTCTGTGGTTGTAAGTGTGGCACCATCAAGAATGTTAAGTTCTGCAGCATCTGCTGTTACACCGTTTAGACCAATAGCTTCAAATGAGACGCCATTGTAAATGCGCATTTCATTGGCCACTGTGTTGTAGTAAACTTGACCAGCAACAGGGGTTGATGGATCAGCAGCCAGGTTTTGAATAACCGCATTTTGAAGTTCATTTTTGGTTAAATCAATCGGGGTTAAAAATTTACGTGCCATTTACTATCTCCTTATGATAGGTAAGCTGATCCACTAAAGGCTGACCTAAACGTTAGCAGTACTGTAGCAGGGTTTGGGTAAGAAATCTCTCCTTCAACAACACTACCTCCAGAGTCTACTACAGTAACGTTAGGGTGAAAGGTCAAATTATGAGAAATGGTCCATGTAGCAGATGGGGTATTTTGGGTATAGATAAAACCTAACTGTTGAAGTTCTAGACTAGAGTCAGAAAGCACAACGTCAGGCGAATTTATGATGGTAGTGATATCTGGAATCTCTAGCCCATAGGCTGGATTAGGTTGCCAAATCGGGGTCAAATTGTCACCTGCTTTTCTGTGAATACTTTTCCTGTAGCATACGTTTTAATCTTTCCATCAGAACCAGTCATTTGAATATCATAATAAGCTGTTTTTGGTAGGTTAGTTGTAGTAGCTGAAGGAAGTGTAATGATCAGTCCATCTAGAACACTGTTGTTGTTTACAGAGTACTTTGTAATAATAAAGTCTGCAAGCAGTACTGGACCAAACTGTGCAAAGCTTCCTTGGGTATACAGACGGATCTGTCCCTTAGGAGTGAATGTAGTAAGGTCAAATCCAAACTGGTATCTCATAGAGAAGTCATCTCCAGAGTACATTGAGATGTCTCGTGTAAGGACTGGAGTAGGAGGAGTGATATCCCCATAGTCCGGCATAGGTAAGGTAACTCTGTCTGGTAGGGACCAGTCATCAATTTCCTGTGGACGATAGATTGGTACATACTTGTTAGTCATGCGGCTAATACGACGAAGGCTTGCAACCTCAATACGATATAGACCTACACCAAGCATTGCGCAAAGCTCTTTGTACTGCGCCTTACGCATTTCGATTATCTCATTGAGTTGACGAAAGCGCTCTGATCGTGGAATAGATACGCCATCAGGAGAGATAATATCAATATCAAACGCAGAGTCTGTAGCTAAGGTATATAGAGCCATAGTAGAAGCTAGAAGAACTAGCGGGTACTCATCTACAGGGGGTAGCAAAGAGATCTGTGAGATTCTTGCACCGTGGGTATCTGTAGTATGGCCAGCGTGTTGAAAGAAAGCTGTGTTGATATAGTAACTGACCTCTGAGTCAGTAAAGTAACGGTAGGCTTGCCCATAAACCTTGACCACTGCATTGTCTGCTGGGACATGGGCAGTTGCAAAACTTAATACGCCCACGCCTTCTTCAATAGTTACGTTGGCAGACTTATCTACCCCATCAACTGTTACAACTAATGTGTATCCTTGGACAGGTGCTTGAGAAAGCTGGAAACGATAAGTGGTTCCATCGCCTGTAAATGTGTCAGTAAATGACCGTGCTATGTCGCCAATCTCTGCTCTTAGTCTTTCTGAGAGCTGTTGTACTGAGGCAGTCATTTATCCTCCATATAGGTAGTGTGCTAATCATCTTATAGAAATATATATTAGTCAGCGTAAAAAGGGCTCAACCCCGACAGGAGGGCGGTTGTCGAGGTTGAGCGGTCTATAGAGGAAATATAAGTCCTCTTACAATCTATTTGATAGATATCCTTTTTCTTCAAGATGGTTAGCAAGTTCTTTAGAGACCTTGTACTTCTTACCAGCTTCGAACGAGTAAAAATTACCCGCACCAAAAGTCATCATTTCAAGGGTTTCTGCGACACGTACTACTACGCTGTCATCCGCCAGTGAGACCCCTACGCTTTCGACTTCATCAATAATAGTTGGAGCTGCCGGGTTAACTGTGACGTCTACAATTTCAGTCTCGTCTTTAATTTCTTGAACCCGTGTAGCCATGGAAATTTCGTTTGCCCTTGCAGCCTGCTCTTCAGCCACTGCCTTAAGTTGTTCTTCTCTTTTACGTCCTGTGACGTCTGATACTTTTGCTTTTGACACGATTTGTGTTCTCCTTGTAGTTTAGTTTGAAAGTAGCTGGGGGAGCTTGCGCCCCCCCAGGCCACTGTGTTAAATTAGTTGGTTTCTGCGATAACTACAGACTGATCTGTGATAAGACCAAGACCGTAGATTGCGTACCAAGCAAGTGCGTGCTCACGACCGAAGTCTAGAATACCGCCATCGCGAAGTTCTACTGGAAGTGAGATTGCGTGACCGAATGCGTTATCTCCAATGAAGATAGCTGAGTAACGGTCTGCGTTACCATTTCCGCGCTTTGTTTCTGGAGTAGTGTATCCACCACCAGTTGGAAGCGTTCCTGCGTATGCTGAGTCAGCTGTGTAGTTAGTACCTGCACCGTTGACAACCTTGTCAATCTGTGTTGTTTCGATGAATACTGTGTCGTACAAACGACCAATTTCACCTAGCATGAAGTTACCTGGAGCTGCGTACTTTGTTACTTCAATGAACTCTGAGTTATCGCGTAGGCGACGGCTCTGGTGAGGGTGAATGAAAGCAACATATGTCTCACCTAGGCGAGGAATGTTACGTGTTGCTAGTGTCTCAACTGCATCCTTAACGGTGCGTGTTGAAAGGTGGAAGTTACCTGTCATTGATGCACGTGATGTACCGTTTGTACCGTATGCGTAAAGGTTGTTACCCGCTGCGTTAGCAGTTGTTGAGTATAGACCTGAGCGATCTTCACCGTAGATTACAGATGAAGCGGCCATTAGTGTGTCGCGAGCCTGGCCATCAAGGTAGAGAGCCATGTTACGTCCAAGAAGACGTGATGCTGATGCCATAACGTCATCGAATGATGCGTTAAGTAGTAGCTCTGATACTGCGATTGCAAAGCCGTGCTCTGCTACAGTAATTGAGAACTGCTGTGCTGTTAGTGCGCTTGTTGACATACGGACGCCTTCAACTAGTGAGGCTGCTGATCCGAGGTTGTTATAACGCATGAAGTTGATCTGGAGACCAGGTGCAACTCCTAGTTCTGTCTTCTTAACAGCGAACTGCTCGAAGCGTAGAATAGGCATTGACTGGAATAGAATTTCCTTAGACCAGATGGTCTGAATTGCTTGTGTTAGCTGGCTATTGGAGCCAGAGTATGCTGTAGGTGCTGCGGCTAAATTGCCGGTACCTGTTACGGCTGATGCCATGTCGGTGTTACTCCTTGTTCATATATGTTGGGGGGGGATAGACTTACTATTTAGTTTTAACCAAAGATTCCTTTGTCCGTGCCACGTCCCATTCCGAGACGATCACGAACCTTCGCGTATTCGCTAACCGACATTGCAGAAATTTGTTCTGCAGAGAACTGTTGTTGATCCGAATTATTTTCCATGGTTGGTGGCAATGTAGGACGAGTTCCAGTCATTTCACGACGTGTGCTCTGTAGGGCCTGCGATGCCGAATCTAGGATCTTAGAGGATCGATCTCTAAGACCAGTTATACTCTGCTCAATCTCGTCAGGAGTATTTCCTGAGATTAGATCTACAAGCTCAGGGATAATATTATCCTGTTCTTCTTGAACGCGACGGTTACGATACTCTGTAAGAGCTGCATACTGACGTTCACGTTCTACTAACGCGAGATTTCGTGCATTTTCATTCTTCACTTCTTCTAGCTGTGACTGCCACTCTTTTTCTTTTAGTTCAAGTAGCTGACGTGTGTCCATTTCAGATTCAGCTTTTTTACGAGCTTCTTCTTCTGCGTCCTTGCGGAGGCGTTCTGCTTCTGATAGACGTTCTTCACGGTCTTTAGCGAGAAGTGAAACTTCTCCCTTAAGAGACTCAATTGTGTCATAGAGCTTATTTTTTTCTTGCTCACGTACACGCTTAAGGTCTTCTTCAGTATAACTCTTCTGTTCTGTGAATTGTGAAGAGGCCACTGTATTGTTTGCTTCAGGAGCTGGGGTTCCTTTTGCTTCCATTTGGAAAGCTTCTTGAGCCGCTGCATCCGTTACAACTGGAGATGCTTGTTCTGACATTATTATTCCTTTAGGTTTAAGAGGTCGTTGTCCGAATTAGTGCCACGATGACCTGAGGTTTAGTTTGGTACATAGTCTGACAAATATTTGCAATATTTGCAGGCTAAAAGCTAGTCTGTTTGTCCTTTGAATCCATCATCTGATCCGCCCTTAGCATCGCCTGCTCTCCATTGTGGTAGCTTGGTTCCGTAAGCTTCAGTTACAAGTTCGTTTTGCATCTGACCTAAGGTCTGTTCTTCAAATGGTGTGATAACGCCAGGCTGTCCCATAGGACCTGCACCTGTACCGTCTCCTGGAGCAGCTCCTGGAGGCATAGTTCCGTCTGGCATCATTCCTGTCAAAGAGGTAATAGCAGAGTTGATCTGTTGCTTAATCAGGTTAATAGCTCCGTCACCCTTTGCATCAGCAATAAGTTCTGCACGAATTTCTTCAAGTTTCTCTGCTGGGAACTCTTCTCCAAGTTGACGGAGGGCTCCTTCACGACTTTCTAGGTTAAGAGACATCTTCATTTGAATTTCATTGAGAACAATGAGTTTATCCAATGGAAGAGGTTGTGGAAAGTGAACAATAGTCTGATAAGTAAGAGGACTAGTTAGGTCTAAAGCTGTGAGCTGGTTAGGCTTAATTGGTCCATTATAAATAGGGTTATAAATAAACATCTCTGGTTCTTTAAAAGCAATGGTCCTAAGGACTAATTCGTTAATACGACGTAATCCTTCTCCATATTGAACAAGTTTCTGTTGATAACGGTTCATCAAAGGCTGGTATTGAATAGAAAGGGCTACACCAGAAGTATTTGAAATAGGTTGTACTTGTCCCAAAGCAGTTTCAGGTACACCAATCATTTCGTGCATAGCAGTCTTTACAACTTTAAGGTACTCAAGAGCACCCATCAAGCCTTGTCCGCCACCTTCTAGGTTGAATACTTGAGCTTCCTTTGGAAGACCGCCCCAAACTTTCTTAGGACCCTTTTCAAGTGAGGATGCTTTAGCACCAGTAATAACTGTTACTGGAGCAGCATGGTAGTTAACGATATCTGCAATATCAGTAGCTACTTCATTATAGTTACGGTTTAGCGTAATAACGTCGTGACAATCAGACAATCCCCAAGGAGATCCTGAAACACGAGTATTAGGGATGTGAATAATAGGTACAACACCAATAGGGTTAGAACGAGAGTCAATAAGTTCATCATTGATGTATTCTTCAATACGGTCATCTGTAAGGATTTCTGTATATGTATAGACCTGACGAGTACCTTCAATAGAGGTACCCCAGAAACGATACTTAAGCTTAAAACGAATTAAACGTGAACGATCATGTGGGTGAAATTCTGGAAAACAGAATGAAGCGTTAAGTGGTAGGATGCGTACACGTCCTGGGTGGTACTGGCCGATAGAGTCTTCGTATCCTTCTTCGTAAGCTACTTTAACAAATACATCGCCAGATACTCCGCCCTGCTGTCCCATCTCCCACATGATACCGCCCTTATCATTATCGATTTCCCACACACGCTTTAGGATATCTGGAATGATTGCTTCGGTTGCTGTTGGGCTACGGAACTGAACTCCGCGACTAAATGTAAAGTTAATAATAAAATCTGTAAAGGCACGATAGTAGTTATACACCATCTGTGATTCGCCAGTCTCACGGCGATAAGACCAGTGATGGCCTAGATACATTGCCCAGTTAAGTGAGTAACGATTTAAACGTGGACCGTGTACTTCAAACTCTTCATCCGCTAGTTCTACAAGACCTAGTGGAGAAATTGAGATAGTTAAATCACTAGACGCCGCTCTATACGACGGAGGACTAAAGTCAATACCACCGGCCATTAATTAGTTCCAATCATGTTTGCCCTCAAACTACGAAGTTTCGTTTCTTCATTTCACGCTTCTTGCGTGCTGCCCTTGATTTATTTCTAGTTTCTTCTTCTTTTTTAAAATCACGATTCTTAGGATCAACTTCTTGTATGCTATTTACAAATGTTCCACCCATTGCGGCCCATTGTTGGCTAAGCATTTTATTTGCTTGTGGAGAATTACCTTTGCCTCGATGCTTAGGATATCTAGCTTTTGCTTGACTTTCTATCGCATCGTATAGCTTAGGGTTACTTGGAATGCCTTTAGCCATTTTTCTCCTTTAAGATATTCCAGCCCCAAGTTAATGGGGCCGGAATAATCTTAGTATACAGTAATTAGTCGTTGACTGATGCAGGGTTCATGCGACCGTAACGGCCACCTGAACGCACAACTTCTTCAATAACGATCTGAGAGTGATCACCGAAGTTACCCTGTGCAAACTCGCCAAGATATGTTGGCGCTTCTACCCATGAAGCAGATCCAACGTGTGCACGCTGCTTCATTGTTTCTTCTGCGT